CCGTGATCTGGAAGATATGGATGAGGGCGATCCTGATAATTGGTTTGTACCCAGCAATATGAACGAGCAAAATATGGTGAATGCTGAATGAAGAATTTAAGACACAGAAACCCATTTAACGGACTCGACAAAGATCAATACCTGGAGCTGACTAAACCTGCAGCTGTTAACTATGTACTGCAGGATGGTGGTAATACTGCCGTGATTGATATTGACGGCTATATAGGTCGTGATATAATCAGAGAGTGGATCACCGGAGAGAAGAGCGAAAACACGGTACAGAATATAAAAAATACTCTTCGTGAGATTTCACCTGAAAAAATCATAGTGAATATCAACAGTCCCGGTGGAGATTTAAACGATGGGCTGGTTATTGCGGATATGCTACGAAGTAAACGTGCTGAAGTTGTCACAAATATAATGGGATTCTCTGCCAGTGCTGCTACCGTTATTGGGCAAGCAGGAACTACTCGAAGGATGAGTGAGAATGCTTTTTACCTAATGCATAGAGTCATGTTTGGTGTGATGGGATACATCAACCAAAACACGACGAAGGAGCTTACAACCGATATGGAGGTTATTGATAATCGGTTGATCAGCTTTTTCGCAGACAGGGCCAGTATTGGTAGTGATGAGATTGCCAATCTGATGGATGATGGCGGCGGATATGGACGATGGATCAATGCTGATGACGCTCTTGAATATGGATTTATCGATGAAATATATGATCCGTCCGATGCAGATGATGAGAATATCGATCACATGGACGCTGATGATCGCACTAACAGAATGCACAATATCCAGAAACTGAATGGGATTAGTAACAATGGCGATAGCCTAACAGCCACCATTACAATTGACACGGAACCCATTGAGAAGATACTCAATGATTTTATGAAGGAAATGAAAGGAAACTCGGGCAACAGCGCTTCTGCGCAAATCCGACAAATCGAAACATACAAACGTAAACGGTGATAAACCATGAATAAGTTGAAAGAACTACAGGAAAAGCTTGGTGCTGCACGCAAAAAGCTGAACCAGTTCACCAACGACCGCGCAGAGAAACTGACAAAGTTAAGCGCGCTCGGTGAAAAGAACGAGCTCACAGAAGATGAGCAAAATGAGTTTAATGCTTCTCGAAATGATATTGATGCCATTGATGCAAAGATGGATAACCAGCAAACTGTTGTGGATAACCTGGAAGGGCAGGTTAATTACGAGCGTCTGCATGGCGACCAGGTAGAGCCTGGTCCACACAACGTTCATCCCGGCGGCAACGAACCCAAAGGCCCGGAGAACGAAATATCTGATTTCAGCTATGTGAAGATGTTCCGTGAGGCACTGGATGGTGGCCCTCAGAATATAACAGGGCTTGAAGCGGAAATGCATCAGGAAGCTATTCGCGATGCAAAGAATAAAGGCATTAAGCTGAATGGTAATGTGCATGTGCCAACCGTCGTTATGGAGGCATCTCGAAAGATTGCCAACGATGTAACTGTTACTGGTGGATCTGGTGGCGATCAGGGCGGGTTAACCGTTCAGAAAAATGTAATGTCTCTGATTGACATTCTTCGTGCCCGACTTCCTTTTGTAGATAGCTCTGCAAACAACCAGGATGGTCTTGGTGCTACGTTCTTTACGGACGTTTCCGGTAACATGAGTTTCCCACGTGCTGTAGAAGGAACAGACCCTGCTACAAAAGCAGAGACGGCCACAGCTGATGAAATCAGCCCGACGTTTGAAGAGCTGGAGCTTACACCTACACGTCTTCCGGCTTTTGTTGAGGTATCGCGACAAACTCTTCTTCAGTCCAGTGTAGATGTAGAAGCATGGTTGCGGAATCATCTCGCTTACAAAATCGGGAAGCCGATGCACACGAACATTATTCAGGCCATTCTTGATGCATCCGGTACCAACGCACAGAGTCACGGTACAGATGGCGGCGCAGAGACATGGGAAAGCATTGTGAAGTATGAGACGGACGTGCTTAACTCTGACGCGGCTATGGAAGATGATCCGCGACTGGGATGGTTGACCAACTCGAAAGTGCGAGGAAAGCTAAAAACAACTGAGATTGCCAGTAATACTGCACAGTTTATTTATGATCGCAATGACAAGACTGTGAATGAGTACAACATGTTCGTGAGTAGTCTTGTACCCAGCAACCTCAATAAGGGATCAACTACAGACGACAGCTTGTCTGCAAGTATCTTTGCAAACTGGGCTTCTCTCTACATCGCCATGTGGGGCGGAATGAGCTTCCTGGTGAACCCTTACAGTAAGGACACTGAGGGGCTTATCCGGATTAATGCCTGGACATTCTACGATAGCGGTTTGCGACATGCTTCTGCCTTCTCCGTAGGTAAAGACATCGTAACCTCTTAGTAAAGAGGACTAAAAAAATAAAATCCCAGCATTTAGTGTGCTGGGATTTATTAAAAACAAAATATATGATCATGGCAAAGAAGAAAACCACTACATACCAAAAATTATTTTTTATGGCGCCTCCTCCGGGATATGCCTATCACGCCGGGCAGGTTGAAGAAGTACCGGAAGAGTTGGCTGAATCTTTTATTGACAAAGGATATGCGAGGGAGCCCAAAAAAACACTACCAAAAGACATGCCCAGGCGTGAGGATCTTATTGCCGCAGGACTGGAAACCATTCAGGCGGTAAAAAACGCATCAGACCTTACGAAAGTAAAAAACATCGGTAAAGCCGGTGAAAAAGAAATTGCAGAGTACCTGCAAAAATAGTGAGGAACACCCATGCCGTTAACCGTAGTCACAGAAGCAGCCAGACAACCAGTAGATCTTTGTGATCTCAAACTTCATTTGAAGTTGGTTGTAGAAAACTGTGCCGACTACACGGTGGAGGATAACCTTCTTTCGTCACTGATTGCGGCCGCATGTGCATCCTTCGAAACGAAGCGCAAAACACAGCTGATTGAAGCAGAGTATCGATGGGACTTTACGGAGTTCAGTGATAAACTGGAGCTTCCGCGTCCGCCGCTGATGAGCGTCTCAAAAGTGGCGTATATCGATACGGCCGGTGACGAGCAGACGATTGCAGACAGTAATTACGAAGTTCAGGCAAACAGAACGCCCGGTTATGTACGGTTTTATCCTGATTATGAGTTTCCTGAAGATGTGGATACCGATATCGAGTACCCTGTTCAGGTTACGTATAAATGCGGTTACGGAAAGAGCCATCAGGATGTGCCATCCAATATCAGGCTATTTATGAAAAACATCATCGGCACGTACTACATGCAGCGCGAAAGCATGGTGATCAGCCACAGCACGCTATCTGTGGAGGATTTACGTGAGCAGATGACGCATCTGATCGCCGGAACGCCTAAACCATTGAGGTTTGGATAATGGAGACCGGAAACATGGACCGACAGATCACGCTGAAAAAACGAACCACAACAAAGGCGGCCAGTGGGCAGCCTGTGGAATCGTTTACAAATGTAGACAGCCGGGCCGTGGTATGGGCACAGGTTCAGGATGATAAAGGAAGTGAAGGATATGATGCTGAGAAGAAAACAGCATCCGTAACCAAAGTGGTAAAGATACACCACCGCACAGATATCGACGAGACCAACGTCTTCGACTATGAAGGCCGGATCTTTGATATCAAACGGGTTCACGAATTGCAACGCCGAAAAGGGCTGCTGATAACCGGACTTTGGACGCAGGGCCAGTATGAATAGCAAACGCAACCATACCGATGCGTCTGCTCTGTCCATTACAGAAAAGCTGGTGACGGAAGGTGAAGGATTGAGGCTAAAGCCCTATATGGACACCACTGCGAAAATTACGATTGGGTACGGACGGAACATTGATGAAGAGGGTATAAGCTGGGAAGAGGCGAAGATGCTGATGGCAAATGATATTGTACGAAGTTATAACGAATTGTTAGCGGAGTTCACCTTCTTCAAAGAACTAAGTGAGTTCCGAAAAGCCGTTATCGCGGATATGCACTATAATCTCGGATTATCGCGTCTATTGTCGTTTAAAAAGATGCTTCGGGCCATCCAGCTGGGCAACTTTGATATGGCAGCCGATGAAATAATGAATAGCCGCTATGCACAGCAGGTGGGAGACCGGGCAAAGCGTAATTACTATATAATGAAATTTGACAAGATCTGCACCAAAGAGCAGGCTAAATCTTACTTCGTGAACCAATGAATAAAGAAGAAACAAATTTACTAAGCGATCCGAAGTCCCTTCTATCCATGATTCAGATTCTTATGCTGATTGGCACCATTTTCTGGGTGATCGGCGTGCAGGGAGAGAAGATTGAAACCATAGAAGTGAAGACGGAACGAAACTCCGAATCAATCATTCTGAACCGCGAACGAACGGCGGCTGTAGAAATACGACAAGCCGTAACCGATGAGCAGTACCGGCAGATCATTCAGAGGCTTGAACAACTAAAAAACAAACTTGATCAGGAAAAAAGATGAGTGTTTTCGGACTACTAAAAAGAATAATTAAGCCGGTAACGGATATCATAGATAAAGCCGTGACTGATAAGGACATGGCAAAGCAGCTGAAGCACGATATAGAAATGACGCTTTCCGAGTCTTTGGATAAGGAGCTGGAAGCACGCCGTGATATTATTGTGGCAGAAGCACAAGGCGAGAGTTGGCTGCAAAGAAGCTGGCGGCCGATTACGATGCTCTCATTTTTGGTGCTGCTTTTTATCTACTGGCTGGGACTTGCTCCTGAGTATGTAGTACAAAGTGAACAGGCCATGAACCAGGTATTTCAACTGCTGCAGATAGGGATCGGCGGATACATAGTGGGAAGATCCGGCGAAAAGATTATGCAGAACTATAAGA